GCAATATTTAGACTATACGGTTCCTGAGGTATGGATATGAATGTCGTTACCGTTAATTGCGCGACTGGTGAAAGAACAGAAAGATTGGCAACTCCAGAGGAGATTGCTGAAATTAATTTGCAAAAGGAAGCAGCCGACGCTCAGATCGAAGCCAACGCCGCAAGGGATGCTGCCGAGGCAGCCTCTAAGGAGTCTGCCCGCGCTAAACTTGCCGCACTTGGTCTGACCGAGGCAGAAGTCGCGGCGCTCGTTAAGTAATGACCGAGCTGGCCCCCGTCTTGACTGGGTGCCACGTCTGTCGTAGCCCCCTCGTCGAGACCATCAATAAGAAAATGAGGGACGGGGTCCCAGATCAAAAGATCTCCGAATGGCTTGGAGAGAACGCCCAGTACATTAGCCGAATAACTCTCGGTAAGCATAAGCGTGAACATCTAACCGAGCCACACGAGAGACTTCGCCAGCAGGCCGTCAAAGTGATGCAGAAGCAGCAGAAGACGATCAAGGGCAGCGGTGATCTTGCGGGGCTTGTCCGTGACTACGTCCACTCCGCCGTGGAGGAGGGTCTGATGACCCCCACCTTGGCAGAGGGACTCCGCGCACAGGAGATGATTGACCGCCGCCAGGAGAAGGGTGCAGACCGAGAGATTGCGCTGACCCTCGCAGGCATCCTTGGCGGAGTCGCCACCTACCAGCTCCTAGAGGCGACAGAGATCAAACCACTTTCGGGCGGAGAAACGGAACAGTGATTGCGCCACTTAGTAGCCAGTATCGCACTCGCACTCAACATCCTCTCGCCGCTTACCGTGTTAGCGTTGACCGACCAGGACGACTGGACACTAACGACCGACTCGAATGGAACCGTGACCCAATTGGAGGACGGCTCGTTCATACTGACTGGAGCCGACTACCCGCCGTTCGGTTCAATCTGGCAGAACGCGGAGACAAAGTACACGACCCTCGTGGACGCCGACCAACTTCTCGGCTTCACGTGGCATTTCTATACAACCGACTCCTCGTACTACGACACGCCGTACTACGCTTCGTCAGGGGCCTGGGTCTCATTGACGCCCCAGAACACAAAGGACGCAAGCGGGTACATCGAAGTCCTGCTCCTCGCGGGCGAGAACTTCGGGTTTATGGTGAAGAGTCTGGACTCGTGCTGCGGGACGGGAAACCTCGCCATCAGCGGGATCATCAATCCAACTCCAACACCATCTCCGACCCTGACTGCGGAGCCTAGCGTTGAGCCGACTCCAGAGCCTACGCCTGAACCTACCCCAGAACCAACTCCAGAGCCGACACCTGAGCCGACACCAGAGCCTACGCCTGAGCCGACTCCAGAGCCAACGGTAGAACCAGAGCCGACAGATGAGCCAGAGCCGACTACCGAACCAGAACCGTCGGAGGAGCCATCAGAGGAACCTGAGCCGACTCCTGCTCCTACTGACGAGCCTAGCCCTGAGCCTGAGCCTAGCGTTGACCCTTCTCCTGAGCCAACTGACGAGCTGCCAACTGTAGACGAGGTAGCAGAGGCTGTAGGCGAGGCAGTTGAGGAGGCAGTCGCTGCGGTTGAAGAAGCCGTTGGGGCAGCAGTTGAATCGGTCGGAGAAGCATTTGACAACATCATTGCGATCACGGAAATCGGTAGTGATCTGAGTGACGAGGAAAAAGAAGGGTCACAACCAGTAGCGGCGGCAATCATCTCAAGCCAAATCGCAACATCAGCAGCAGCCTCAGCAGTTCGCTCAATGGGCGGAACGCCAAGTGGTAGCGGCGGTGGTGGCGGCGGTGGCGGCGACGGGATGGCAAAGCCCCGCAGCAGCCGAAAGGGAATCCGCCGTGATTAAAACTATTATTCTTGACCTGATTGGTGGAGCGTGGACCATCCTTGGTCTCCTCTTCGCTGTCGTGGTCCTGCCAGAGGGGCAGACACAGTCAACGATGGCAACACTATTCGTTCTCCTCACAATTGGATGGCTCGCCACGGGGCCACTACGCTGGAAGGAATAAGATGAAGTTTAAGGTCAAGTCACAACTCGATCACGTTGAGAAGGGCGGCATCCTAGACGACTGCGGTCCATCCAGCACGGCAGCCGCCGTAGCGTGGTCGTCCAAGTACACCGTTGACCCGTCCGCTGGTGATGGCATCAAGGCGAAGGCGAAGGCAACGGGGTTCGTGGAGAAAGAGGGAGTGTCCGACAACGGCTCCTCCCTTGGTGACTTGATTAAGACTGCCAAGGAGCTTGGCGCCAAGGCACGGTACGCAAAGTCGTGGGACGATGTCGTCCTCTCGGCTCACCGTGGCGCTGGTCTGATCGTGTGGGTGCAGCAGGCTGTTGACTACCCACCAGTGGAGGTCAGCGAGTGGCACAAGAAGTGGCAGAACTACTGGATTAAGAAAGACAAGAAGCATATCGTAGATGGCTACGGTCATATGACCGCAGGGGGTTGGGACGCGGTAGATGGTTGGCAGTGGGCGTGTCCTACCCGCAAGGGGAAGGGCAACGAGAAGTTCGGGGTCGTTGTGACCGAAGAGCAGCTCAAGCAGATTGCCGCGAGCAAGAAGAAGATCACGGGTGGCGCTGCCCACAAGCACGTCGTCATCGTGGAATGGAAGTAAGGAGTCAGAATGTATAGCGACATCAAGGCGGGTATCCGCTGGATCATTGACAACACTGGCGTAGACGAAGCGTTGATTGAGTTCTTCCGAACCTTCGTCACCGTCTCCATCTCAGTCGCCCTCGGACTTGGCATCCCGCTCCTGGACATCTCTGGCGGAGACTTCCGCACGGTGCTGTCGGCTGGATTGGCTTCAGGTCTGCAAGTGCTCATCAAGTTCCTTGACCCAAAGAACACGGCGTTCGGGATCAAGGAGAAGTCGCCTGAGGACAAGGCCGCTGCGGAGAAGCAGTTCGACATCTAATGTGGGTCTACGTTGGCGGGACGTTTGATCTCTTCCACTATGGCCACGCTCGATTCCTTGAGCAGTGCGCCGAGCGAGGGAAGGTCATCGTCGCCATCAACACTGACGACTTCTGTGAGCGGTACAAGCGAAAGCCGATACTCTCACTCGGAGAACGCATTGAGTCGGTCAGGGCGTGCAAGTGGGTTGACGAGGTCATCGTCAACGTTGGAGATGAGGACAGTGGGCTAACCATTGATCTCGTCAAAGACAAGACCATCTCAGCCATCGCCCACGGTGACGACTGGACTGGACCAGAACTGATTGACCAGCTCGGCATCAGCCAAGAGTGGCTGGACAAACGCAACATTCAAATGCTGTATATCCCATACACCGCTGGAGTCTCAACCAGCGACATCATTAGGAGAGTCAGTGGCGACATTCACCGCGATTGTGACTGCTCACGAGGACGAGGCGGGGATGCTTCGGACGGTTGCTGCACTTCTCTCCCAGACTAGACCACCAGATGAGATCATTGTTCTGGCTTCTGACACTCCTTGTGAGATTGCGAGAAAGCTGTACACTGGTGCTACATTCTATGCGGAACCGAACCGCAACGACTGGGGCCACGAGAAGCGAGCCAAGGGGCTTGACCTGGCGACATCTGATTACACGGGCTGGTTCAACCACGACGACTCCTACGACAAGACCTACATTGAAAAGATGATGGCGAATGAAGGCAGTGACGTTGTCTACTGTGGGTGGAGCAAGTCCTCTACTCCAAACTTCAGTGCTGGAGGTTCAACCTCTGGTAACTACATTGTTAAGACATCTTACGCTCGCAGCGTAGGGTACGAAGATCGCCACTACGAAGCGGACGGAACATTCATTGACGGTCTTGCGGGTCACGGTGGAAAGATCACAAGGGTCGACGAAGTATTATATTTCCACAATGAGGTAAAAGATTGAAGACAGCAGCGTGGCAGCGTAAAGAGGGTCAGAACCCAAAGGGTGGTCTTAACGCGAAGGGTCGTGCCTCGTACAAAGCGCAGACTGGTGGCACACTGAAGGCGCCAGTCAAGAGCGGAGACAATCCGCGACGCGCATCGTTCCTTGCACGAATGGGAAATTCTCCAGGTCCTGAACGCGACGAGAAGGGGAAGCCGACCCGACTTCTTCTCTCGCTTCAGGCCTGGGGTTCTAGCAGCAAGGCGGATGCTCGCTCCAAGGCTAAGAGCATTTCATCTCGCCTACAGGCGAAGAAGTCTTGAGGCAGTTAACAAATGACATCGCTATTGATCTTGCTCGCGGACGTGAGGACATTGAATTCTTTGCTTTTCGCTGGCTGGGCATTCAGGGCAATCCTGGGCAAGTAGCCTGGTGGAAGGCGTGCAGTGAGAGAGACGCTACAGGTTATCGACCAAGGTACATTACGACCGTTGTCTCAGCAGGGAACCGTGCTGGAAAGACTCTTGCTATGGCTGTTGTGTGCCTCCACCACGCGCTATATAAACTAGGACTCTCTAACCCCCAAGCAGGCGATCCAGACTCCTACCGCAAGTGGCTAGACACTCCATACGAGTGGTACCACGTAGGCATCCAGCAGGAGACCGCAGAGCTGGTCTTCCGCGAGATTGAGACCATCCTCTCTAGCGCCCACCCAGCGCAGCGTGGACGCGGTTGTGCTATGATTAAGGAACTCGGCAAGGTCGTAGATACCCAGAAGAAGTATCGCGGTGAGTATGCGTGGGTCAAGTTCAACCCAATCGTCGGTGGGGCCAGCATCCACTTCCGCACCACACAGGATCGAGCGAAGGCTCTCCTCGGCAAGGATATGAACGGGGTCTCATTTGACGAAGCGGCGTTTGAGCCGCATCTCGTGATGATCTACCAAGAGGTACTCAACCTCCGCCGACTCTCCACTGGTGGACCTCTCCACTTCATCGGGACACCGAGCGAAGGCATCAACGATTACGCGGAGCTGTGGGAACGGGGCAACCCAGAGAACCCAGCGAAGGATGAGAAGTTCATCTCCTTCCGACTCTCCACCCGCGACAACATTGGCTACGGTCTGACGCAGGACAACTTTGATGACGTTGTTCGCCAGCAAGCCGAATATCTTATTCCACAGAACATTGACGGATACTTCATTGAAGCCCGCGATGCGTTCTTCTGGAGCCAGTCCATCCTTGCATCCTACAAGGTGCTTGAGGATGACCTGAAGCCAACGAAGAACCACCGATATGTTCAGGGAGTAGACCCAGGGATCTCACACGACGCAACCTGGGCCATCACCATTGACATCACGGAACGCGGCAAGTTGCGCGGCGTGCGTGTCAGGAAGCGTGGCGGGAAGCAGAGCATCTCCGCCGTTGTGAATATGGTTCGTGAGGGGCATCTCCTCTACAGCCAAGACGGTGCATTCTGCACCACCATCGTGGACTCTACTGGACTTGGAGGACGACTCTTCCAGCAGGAGTTCTCAATGATTCGCCCGCTCCGAGGGTTTGACTTCGGCGGGACTAAGTCTAAGAAGGTAGAACTTCTGAACGACTTGAAGGCAGTGATCGACAAGGGTCAGATTGAGTTCCCGATGGGCGGACCGTGGGATGAACTCAAGCGGCAACTGCTGATCTATAAACTAGACGATAAGAAACTTGAACAAGATGCCGTGATGGCACTAGCGATTGCAGTACGACACGCATTAAGGAATCCTGAGAAGGGCCTGGAGAATCCAACCTTCACCTATTATGGAGCGAGTGATTGATGGCTAAGGTACGAAAGATCCCAGCGGCATTTGAGGGTACGCGAGCCGTACCAGCTCAGTATACAACTGACCCTGATGTCGCTACACCTGAGCAGGTAGCAGCAATTGGCGCCGCGCTGGATAAGGCACGGCGCCTTTCTCGTGGCAAGAAGATTGCTTCTCCACTTCCGCGTGTTGCCCCACTTGCTACGTCCCCAGTACGACTTAATAGCACTGGCACTGGCACAAACCGCGCCCCTGCTGGCGCACCAAACCTAGGGATTGCTGGCGGCGCCACAGTTGCCAACTCCCCTGTCGGGATGAATGCCACCTCAAAGGGCAGCACTCGCGCCCCTGGCTCATTTAAGACTGGTCTTGGTGGCGGACGCGGCACGCTGCGTATCCAGCCAGATGTGACTAAGCTGACTCCTTCAGAGGCTGCATCGCTGAAGATGCTTGAGTCCTCGCTCGTTGCCAGGGAAGAAGATCCAAAGCAGAACGACGACTTCGTCTTGCTTCAGGAGATCCTTGGTCGCAAGCAGTTGGTCGATCCAGAGCAGAACCGCCTCAAGGCGCTGTTCCGCCGTATGGACAACCTCTACCATCCAGAGACGATGACCCTCGGTGGTGCAGACCACTGGTCACAGGACCCAAGCGCACGACTCGCTGGTCGCGCCCACGTCTCCGTCAACATCCACCACGCCTATGTCCAGATCCCTGCCGCGATTCAGGCAGTGCGACCAATCGTCAACTATGTTCCGACTGGCCAAGAGACAGAGGATCGCACGATGGCGCAGATGCGTGAGCAGTTGTACTTCCGCTGGTGGGAAGCCAACGATATGGACCTCCAGCACGAGCAGGCCGCGCTCCTCAAGGAACTCTACGGACACACGGCAGCCAAGGTCTATTGGGACCCAGTTGAGCGCCTGCCGAAGGTCACCATCATTGAGCGACCAGAGAACCTCTACCTCGGCTTCGGCAACAGCGACTA